TACCATCAATAGATAAAAAATACGAGGGTACGAACTGGTCAACTGAGAGAGTTGATGAATTAATGAGGAAAGTTGACGAGGAGGGTCTTGATTATAAAAGTGTACCCAATCCTTTCCATGATAACGATCCAGAATTAAAAAGGGCTAATGTTCTGTGGGAATATACCAAGGATGAATTGTTGGAGATGAAGAAATGTGCGGAGGATGTCACTTACTTTGCTAAATATTGTAAAGTAATGACTGACAATGGGCTGGATTACATAAGGCTTAGAGACTATCAGGGATCGGTACTTAGAGAATATCAGAACAATAGATTTAATATATTTCTGGCACCAAGACAGGTTGGTAAGTCCATAACATCCTCTATAATACTTGTTTGGTATCTTCTTTTTAACCACGACAAAAATGCCATGATACTTGCCAACGTTGGTGATACCGCGGAGGAGTTAATGGATAAAATAAAGTCAATCGTTAAAGGTCTACCTTTTTTTCTTAAACCTGGTATGATAGTTAATAATGTTATGACAATGCGTTTTGATAACGGATGTAGAGTATTAGCTAAAACAACCACGAAATCCTCAGGTATTGGATTTACTATTCACTTCCTCTATATGGATGAGTTTGCACACATTAATGATAATTTTATGGATGCATTCTTTAGATCAACTTATCCAACTGTTTCATCATCTTCAGTTTCTCGTATCATTATAACATCCACACCAAACGGTATGAATAAGTTCTATGAGATTTATCGTGATGCTTTAACTGGTGATAATACTTTCAATCCTATTAGAGTTGACTGGTGGCAAGTACCAGGAAGGGACGAAGCATGGAGGCAGAGGGAGATAGGTAACTTAGGTAGTCAGGAACTATTTAATCAGGAATATGGTAATCAATTTCTTAGTTCCTCAAGTTTATTACTAGGATCAGAGGAATTGAGAAAGATCCGAACCAATGAGATTGAGTATGAATGGAGGGAGCTTTCTGAGCTTCATTATTCAGGTGTGAATTATGAAAATCTAGTTTGGCATCCTAAATTTGATACTGACACTTGTGATGAGCCAGGAAAGAAATTTGTTATTTCGATAGATCTTAGCGGAGGTGGAAGTGGAGATTATACAGTTATGAGTATATTTAAAGTGACTCCGCTACCTAAATCAGTTATAGAATCCCTTGTTGAATACGAGGACGAATCAGATTTCTTTGGACTTATACAAGTTGGTGTCTTCAGGGACAATGAAATAAAATTGGAAGACACTCTCAAGATATTGCAGATACTTTGCTTAAACATAATAGGTGTTGATAGAGTTAAAATAGCTTTAGAGATGAACTTTAAGGGTGAGTTGCTTTATGATAAGATGATTGCTAAGGATGATTTCTTTGATGAAATGTTTCTTTTTACTAAGCATACCGAAGCAGCAAGAGTTATGAAGGTCGGCATAAAGTACAATGAGAAGAATAAAATGAAGTATTGTGAATTACTAAGAAGCACCATTAAGGAGGGAAAGATAATGATAAATGAAAAGAAATGGACCGTGCCGGAGCTTTTTACTTTCGGTTTAAACAATAGGGGAACGTATTCCAGCCAGAGTGGACATGACGATGTAGCAATGACTCTCGTTAATCTATCCGGAATATTTGAGGGCTATGAATTCAATCAAATGGTGGGCGAAATGTTTGATGAACTGGAAAATGATAATCCATATAAAAATATGATTCTTAGAAAACTTGAGGGTGATATGATGTCCGAAGAGGAAACTACAAAAGGACCTAAGACCAAGGAAGGTAGAGGTTACAGTGACTTTAATAATTTGCTTTAATTTAAAACCAAAACTGAAGTCTCCCAATAATTCCAATTTTCTTTTCGATATATAGATCAGAAGCAAAAATATCTTTAATAATAATGGCAAATAAGGTAAAAATAGACTACTCTCAGTTTAGAGCATCTGGAGTTTATACACTTGAATTTGACGCGTCACAAAACGTGATCCTAACATCTCAAACTATTAGATTAGTTGTGGGTTTCTCTAATAAGGGCCCATTCAATACGCCGGTTTATATACCAGACGCAACAACAATGATATCAATATTTGGGGATATCGACGGTTCTCTAGAAAATAGAGGATCATTCTTCCAAAGATCCATATTAACTTGTTTGAACGCTGGACCAGTTTTCGCATTGAATCTTTTAAAATTGAACGATGATTTAGAAAGTGCTGATCCGGATCAGGTTTCGTATCGTTCATTCTCAGTTGATACTGAGGAATATAACGGTGTAGTAACAAACAGGCTTTACTCTTCATACTATAACAAAGAGAGATTCTGGTTTGCAGATCCTCAGTATTTCTTAGCAACGTTAAGTGTAGCTGATCAGGGTAAACTTTTTAGTTTAACTAATCTTGGAAAATCTCCGATGAGTGTAATTGTTAGAAAATCTACGGATTCAACTGCTCCGCTGCTTGGATATAATATATTTGCGATAGATTGGTATGGTGCTAATAATGTGCCTAGCTTTATGCACCCATATGATTACATGTCGGATTATTTTGTGGACGTTATTGCAGTTTATGGTGACTGGACAAATTATACTGCCCTTTCTTTGGATCCACTTTGGAATACATATTTCACAAATAATGGATTCATTAAGAGTAGAATAGATTCTTTCCTTGCTAATCCTAATGTGGCTATAGTTGAATCAGTCACTGGTGCTATAATTCCAAATTTTGTAGATCTTAACGGAGTTAATCAGTACATACAAACTTTAATAAATAACAATACAGCCTCTACCGGATTATTCTGTGCTATTGATGCTAAAGCTTTCGATGCTTTGTGTGAAAATACTTCAAGAATAGATCTTGTTGGTAATCACCTTATCGATGAATTAACAGGTGATAGAGATTTACCGAATCCTAGAATAAACTTCTTAAGCTATGATCAAGCACTTCAAAATGATTATCTATACACTCAAAAGGTTGTAGGTTTAACTGGATCAGGAGCTTTCTTTGGTCCTACTGGAGCAACAGCTTATACTTCCGGTATGAATGTAGGAACACTATATAAATTAACTGCACCCGGTCCAAGTGGTGGAGTAGTTATAGGTGCTACTTCTGGTGTTATATACACTGCTTTTAATACATATGATCCAAATTTAAAATACGGAGGATTACATTATCTGCAAACATCAGGTTTAACCGGAGCTAATGGTTATTTCAATACTGCTGCACAGAAACTTGCATTAAAGGATTTTGTGTCTGTCAATTCTTCTGATGACCAGAAATTCATACTGGGTGTGGTTCATTACACAGCAGCTGGTTTAACTGGGGCTTTAATTAATCAGTTTAATGAAGCAGATTTCATCAAACTTAAAATTACCGGTACTGTTGATGTTGGAAATGAGTTAAGAATACTATTTAGCCATCCTCTTGATACTGATGCCTATGTTTCACAAGGTGTAACAGTTAGACCTGTATATGAAGTGATTTCTTATAATACCGGAGCTTCTGGAAGTAATGCACCATTATACACAAACGCTTATCAATTTGGTAATTCCGATTACTTTGACAGAATTGATGTTGCAAACATTAATGGCATAACTGGTCCAGGTGCACCTTTAGGAATATCTAAATCACTTATCGCATATAACGCTTCTCCACTGTACCAATCTTATAAATTTGCGGAAATAGAGAATGATGATTCGATATGGACAAGCTCAACAGGAAATCCTGAACAAGCATTAGGTTTTGAAAATACTGTTGATAAGGATCAATTTAGTTTAACTTACGTTAGAGCATATAGCCAACCGGCCAGACCAGAAAATTCAATAGTAAATATAGCGGACTTTGGTGCTAGCTATGCTTCTAATAATGTTGGTTTACCAGTGAGTGCACAAAAAGTGAACATAGTTTCTCAAGTTGGTTCGATAAACGATTACATTGACGTCACAAGAGTTGATGTTACAACATTCTTAGTTTCTCAGGATTCACAAGGAAATGTGCCATTTTCTGTAGGTGATCTTATAGTTTCAACTGATTTAGATATATGTGAACCACTGGCTGGTAACAGACAGAGCAGATTGTCAAAAATTAAAACTGTTGCAGCAACTTCTACGTTTGGTGTGTATAAAGTAATTTCAACTAGACCTATACTTTATTACACTTCCGGTGTTGGTGTGAGAGTACAGAAATTCAAATCTATACCTCAATTCACAAAATCTTTCGATTTCACATACCTTAAAGGGTTTACTATGAATGAAAGACATAGACCAAATGGAAGCGATGCTAGATTATCCGAAATATTGGATGTTCTGTACGAAACAAATATAGCTAAAACATTAGCTGCTAAAGATATAATATCGTTTAGATACATTATTGATACATTTAGCGGACAAATTTTGCCTGCTTCTAAATATCAATTTAGTAGACTTGCAATGCTAAGACAACAAGCTTTAGCTATAATAAATGCGCCTTCGATGGCACAATTTAGAGAAAGTACCGATCCTAGATTTACTAATGCACCTACTGCTCCGAATCCATATCCAAGTTTAAATACTTCGTATATAGTAGACGGTGGTAATTTATCTCTTAATCCTAGTTATACCTTCGGGTTACCTCCAGAGGCTGATGGATCTAAGTTTTGTGCATTCTATTCTCCTTTCATAACGATGAGAGATTCAAATAGAAATATAAATGTTCCGCCTGCGGCTCTTGTATCTAATAATTTCATTAGAAAATTTGCTAACGGTGAACCTTATGCGATTGTGGCTGGACAAAAAAGAGGAATATTAAGTGGTGGTAACATCGTTGGTGTTGAATATGATTTTACTGATGAGGATAGAGCAAATCTTGAGCCATTCGGTATCAATCCAATTGTTAAAAGAAGAGGTATTGGTGTTGTTATAATGGGTAACCAAACTGCTTACCAACAAGTTAATTCTGCTTTCAACTTGGTACACGTGAGAGATCTACTTATTAGTATAGAAAATGACGTACAAGAAATATTAGCAAATTACTTATTTGATTTCAACGAGGATTCAATAAGATTAGAAATTAAAACTCTTGTTGATAATTACCTTGATGGTGTTAGAGCTGGTGGTGGTATTTATGCATACCAAACCATAATGGATTCTTCGAATAATACCCCTGCGATAATAGATATGAACATGGGTATAATAGATATAATAATAGAACCAGCTAGAGGTATACAAAGATTCATTAATAGAATTACTGTTACTAGAACAGGTGGGATCGCTTCTGGAGGATTTATACAATTTGCGTAATCTTCAGTTCAATAAATAAATATAATTAACTATGGCCGGCTTATCACATTATCAGAATTCGCTATCATCTATAAATAAATTTGAACCAGTTTACCTAAACCAGTTTGAAGTTACTATTATACCACCATCTGCTGTTGCCGGTGGGCCAATACTATTGCAGCACGTTACTAAAGTTGGTGGTCTTGCACTTGATAAAAATCCAGGCACTGTGAGTCAGAAGTTCAAGTTTGCTAAAAGAAATTATGCTGGAGCTAAACCTGAGCAAACCTATATGGACCTTAGTCTTAGTTTTACCGTCAACCTTAATGATCAGAATTCTATGTATGTCTTCAAGACATTGAGACAATGGTCGGATTTGATATATAATCCTCTTACTGGAGCGATGGGTATAAAGAATGATTATGTTGGTACGATAGTGGTTTCTATTTTTAATAAACATGGTGATGTTTTCAGAAGAATAACATGTAGAGATTGTTTCCCTCTTAAGGCTATAAGCCCGATGAATTTAAACTATACATCTACTGAAATCTATAAAATAGATGCTTTACCTTGGGCGGTTGATTACTGGGAAGATTTATTCATATAAAATAATTATTATAAATGGCTGGATTACCACATTTTACAAACTCTACAGCAGGTATAAAAAACTTTGAACCTGTTTATCTTAATCAGTTTGAGGTTATTATAAATCCTCCTTCTGCAATAGTTGCTGCAAATACAACTTTCAATGGCGAAAGTATATTAGCCCAGCAAGTTAAATCTATAACCGGACT